GATACGATTGATGATCGTGCCTCAAATATGGATAGATGGAGTGATTTCGATGGAGCCTTGGCAGATGAAACAACGGCAAATATTTATTTTAGAACAAGTAATGATGCACCAAGTACTGATGACATCAGTACAGAAGACGGTGACAAAATCTTATTAGAAGATGGGAGTGACATGTTGCAAGAAAGTTCACAAACTTATGGGGTATGGACACCGATGGAATCAGGCAGATACACAGGCCGAGTATTTCAATTTAAAGTTGATCTATCAAGTACAACAGTTGACCAGACTCCTATTGTTGACGAATTAGGTTATACGCTTCAGTTTGAAAATAGAACAGAAAGCAATTCAATGGCTTCAGGCGCAGGTGCTAAAGCTGTTACTTATTCCAAAGCTTTCTATCAAACACCTAAATTAGGCATTACAGCAAACAATATGGCTACAGGAGACTATTATGAGATTAGTTCTGAATCAAGAACAGGATTTACTGTTCATTTTAAAAACTCTTCTGGCGCAAGTCAGGATAGAACTTTTGCCTACCAAGCCAATGGCTACGGTGCTGAAGGTTCTTAAATTATCATCAAATACACCTCAAACTCTTTGCAATCACT